TTCTACCTCCCCGCGCAGCTCAGACAGCTTGCCCACACTGGTTGAAGCATCTCCCACATACTTGGCCACTTCCGAGGCATACGCGGTCAGGGCATCAGCCTGGGCCTTTTGCGCCGCATCGAGTGCCGCCTTGGCCGCAGCCAGCGCATCAGCGTTGGCTTTTGCCGAGGCTGTGGCCGCATCCAAAGCAGCCTGCTGGGCTGCCACGGCGGCGTTGTACGCATCCAAGCGTGGCTGCATGGCATCCAGACTTGCCTGGTCTTTCTGGACCTGCCCAGAGTAGTAGCCGATGTTGATGCGGCGTGATCCGTAGTGGCTGCGCTTGCCATCGATGTAGCTGTCCAGCTGCCCCTGATTGACCGCAAGGTTGTTGCGCACTGCATTCACTCTGCTGGCATATGCATCACGCTCAGCTTTGGCTTTGTTCAATAGCTCCTGCGTGGCTGCGACCTTGGCCGCAGCAGTGTTGGACTGTGTTTGCTGCATGGCAACCGTGCCCGCTGCAGTTACCACACCACCTTGGGCAGCAATCGAGGCTGCCGTGCTGGGCGCTTGCACCATGGCCGCCGTAATGGCCGCCTGGATCTCGCTGGCAGTCATGGTGCCGTTGCCGCGCAGGATGCTCTGGCGTGTGGCCTGAACATCAGCAGTCACGCCTGCAATGGACTCATGGACAGCCCCAAAGAAGTCCGCCACCTCTTTGGCCATGCCATCCAGCTCAGTGGCCCAGGTGGTGGCCACCGAGGCAAAGATGCCTTGCATGCCCAGCAGTACGGCCGCCAGCTCGGCACCCGCATCACCCGCAGCCAGTTGCTGCTCGATCAATTCCCGGAAGTCCTCCTTGGAACTGGGCAATGTCACGCCATACGCAGCCAGCGCTTCAGTGAGTTGCCGCGTGGTGACCGCTGCACGTTCTTGCTCGCTGTAGAAGTTCTGGTAGTAGCCACTGACATTGGTGGCCAGTGCCTCTAGGCCACCGGAGGCGTTGAGCAGCGTGGTTTGCACAACACCACTGAGGCGTTCAAAACCAACTACTGAGTCTGCCCAGCCCTCAAAGGCCGCATCTATCACCGCGATCTGCTGCATGGCGCCCGACAGGCCATCGAGCGTAATGGCACTGCCCAGTGAGTCCAGCACCTGGCGCATCCAGCCAGGAATGTCTGCAGATTTGAGCTCAGCGACCATGGCCGCAGACATCTTGCCCGAGAGCACCGCAAACGCTTTCTCGCCATCCGGGTCCAGCGCCTTGCCGCTATTCCAGTTGGCCAGCACCTTGCCCGAGAGTTCATCGAACAGCTGAAACGTAGCCCAGCTGTAACGATCATCCAGATTTGGCTCATCGGCAAATGCAGCCGTGGCGCCCAGCTTCTTGCCACCGGTGTACTTATCAAGAGAGTTGTAGGCTCCTGTGATGGACATGACCAGCGACTGGACAGCTGTATCCAGCGAGGCATTGGAGCGGCGTTCAACTGCTTTCTTGAAATCTTTGTTCAGGCCCAGCGCGGATGAAACTTGGTAGTCGTTCAAACCAGCCGTGGAGTACGCGCCACCCAAGCGGGCAGACTCAGGACGGCTGCTGCCAAACACACCATCCAAAAGACCGCCCAGCGTAGAGCCGATCATTGCGCCAATTGGACCGCCAAAGTAGGTGCCAATCGCAGCACCTGCAGCTGAGCCAAACTTACCCTGGCTCAAGTTGTAAATGGCAGAGCCGTAGCCAAAGACGTCACCGGCAATATTGATGGCGTTAGAAAACCCAGCAATAGTGTTTCCAAAATCTACGACGCTGCTACCAAAAGCCTCAAAGCCTTTGCTAAAGAGCGTGCCGCCAAGCTGCTGGATATTGCCCGCAAGACCAACGCCGAAGTTGGTGAGCATGGGCGATGTGAGCGCACTGTAGGCATTGCTTGCCATGTTGAGCAGGCCACCAGCAGCACTGCTGCCCCCTGCTGCTACACCCGACGCCCCGGCCACACCCGCCCCCATAATGCCGCCGACCACGGTTTGCACCACGGGCTGCAGCACCAAGGTGCTGAACAGACGCTTGAGGTATGTGGCCGCGTCTTGGCCGCCCGACATGATGTAGTCAGCCAGCGTATCGCCAATGAGCTGGGACGTCTTCTCCCACTCGCTCACGTAAGCCTTTCTTTCGGCCAAGGCAATTTTGCGAACAGATCTTGCCCGCGCAGCAGCTCGCGCCTCTTCACGGGTTGGCTCATCCAAGTCAAGGTTGGAGTCGATGGCGTTTAGCTCATTTCGAAGCTCAATTTCAGCCTCCAACTTAGCAAGCGCAATGTCACGTGCAGCAGAAGAGCGGCCAATCATCTGCTCCTCGATGGACAAGCGCTTTTCTTGCTCGTCCAATGCCAGGTTCCCAGCACCAATAGATTTCCAAACAGCTTCGCGAGCCTTGGACTGGCTCACATAGTCGGCAGACAGCTCATCTTGCTGTGCCAAGTAGTCTTGATAAGCGCTTTGAGCAGTCTTCACCGCCCGAACTTCCACCTCCATGGCCTTGGCAATTGCGATGGATGCCTGAATGTTGGCAACCGTGGCTGCGGCCACCTTGCCTTTACCCTTGATCAGCAGTTCATCCAGTTGAATCTGCAGCTTCTGCGCAGTGGAGACTTTGCGGCCTTGCTCTGACTGCACGGTCAACTGTGCAACGTACTCACTGACGCTTTGCGCCAAATTTGCATAAGTCGTTTGCGCACCCTTTGCGCCTCTTTCAGAATCCCTTAATGCCTTGGCCTCGGCCTTGCCTGTCTCAGTGCTCTCGTAGCGCTTGGCATTCAGATCTGTGACAGCCTTGGCGTACTCGCCCGCACTCATGGCGCCCGCATCCAGCGCATCAGCGTAGGTTTTTAAATCAGTGGTGAACTGCTTGTTAATGCCGTTTGTGCGCGCAGATAGCTCCAGCAATCCCACCTGCGCAGCATCAAACTTCTTCTGCTTGTCGAGGTAAGCCCCGAACTGCGAGCCGTCGTTGTAGGGGTCACCGCCAACAACAGGCGTAGTTACCCCAGACAAGGCATCTTGAGCAATCTTGGCTTCGCGCAACTTGTTCACCAAACGCTCGGCATGGCTGTAGGACTCGCGCAGCATAAGATTTGAACTGCTCTGTGCGCCCGAATCTTTCAACTGCTGCATATTTTTCTCAGCATCTTTGAGTTTCTGACCTGCCTCCAGCGCGCTGTAGCCGATGGCATTGACGGGATTTACGAATGCCAGCGCTGCACCAGCCCCAGCAGACAATTGGCCAAAGAACCCATCACCAGCAAGTCGAGCAGCTTCAACTTTGTTATTGAAGTTGCCCATGCCATCTGTCAGGATGTTTAACTGCCCCGCCCAAAATGCACTGACACCTGAGTCACCGACGTTTTGCTTTAATCGATCCCACGAGTCGTTGACACGATTAACAGAAGCATCAAGACGGCTTGCAGCTTTTTCAGGTGCATCGCCCAAGCTTTTCTCAAGTTCTGCCGCAAATTTTGGCAAAAAGTCATCAGAGATAACCTCGCCCATCTCCAGCATCTTGCCCAGCTCAGCCGTCGTCACGCCCATTGACCGTGCTGCAATCTGAAAGGCACCAGGCAAGCGCTCTCCAAGCTGACCTCGCAACTCTTCAGCCTGCACAGTGCCCTTAGACACCATTTGCTGCAAGGCCAGTAGCACACCACTGTTTTGCTCCGCCGACAGTCCCATGACTGCCGAGGCCTTTGCGATTGACTCAAAAACAGATCGCGCCTTCTCACCCTCAAGGGAGGTGCCTTTTGCTGCGGCTTGAAACTGCATGTACGACTGCGCTGTGCTCGTAAATTGCAAGCCCAGGTCATATGTCGTTTTACGCAGATACGAAATCTCTGCAGCACTTCCACGCGCCGAAGCAAAGTCCAGTCCAATCTTGAGGCGCTCAGCAGCTGCGCTGGCATTAAACAGCGCAGCCTGGGCTTGATACGCTTGCTGCGCTACTTCTTTCAATGCAAAAGCAGCGCCACCAACAACCGTCAATCCTGCAAGCGCACGCCCCAAACCACTTGACGCCTCAGCTGTTTCAATTTGCTTTCGCTTTAATTCATCTAACTGATCTAGCAATGGACGCAACGCGTTCTTGTTGACGCCTCGAAAGTCAGCCATCTGCTCCCAGTATTTGCGGCTGTCTTTGCTTCCTGCCTGCAACGCGGCGATGTGTCGTTGGAGCTGTTGCCCCATATTTCGCGTGTTGCGCTCAACCTGCTTGGCAGACAGTTCCGCACCGGCCCCCATGGCACCCATTCCCGCACCAACTTCTCGCGCAGAGTCACCCAGCGTTTTCAAGCTGCGCTTTGCTCGGCCAACGCCTGCTTCCACGCCAGTAGCATCCGCAGAAATGGAAATTTGAGCATCTAACTTATCACTCATAGCAGGCCTTAAACCAAAAAGGCCCACCAAAGCGTGCCCATAAAAAAAACCCACTCACCAAAGCAAGTGGGCATTAAAAAAGCCACCCAAGGGTGGCTTCAAAATTCAGCTCGTCAAACCTGTGGCACTAGCGCTGTCTGGCAGTGCTGACACTTGTTCGCATCGTTAGGAACATACCCACGACAATCAGGGCATTTCACATGTGATTCAGGGGTAATTGCTACTCCAGCCGCATCGCGACCAAATGCAGCAAGTCCAACCTTGGGGAGAATAAGAGCCAACAAGACGAAGAATACGGGGGTCACAACACCAGCGACGGCATGAATCACACTCACGAAAAGTGCGACCACCACAGACAAAATTAGCCACCCAATAAATGAGCGACCACGGGATTGCGCAATCGCACCAGCGATAAAGCAAAACCCAAGAGCAAGTAAGAAAAAAAGCACTAAAACCCCTTAGAAAAATCACTCAAAGCTAGTGTGTGACTCAGCTTGTCATTTGAACTACTTCTGATCCCAACCGACCACACAACCGTCGTCCAAGGTAATTCTCAAGCCATATCTATTTTTACCAGTTGAGTGATATTTCCAGACATGCCTGCTTCTAGTTTTCATAACCTTAGAGTCAATATCTTCAGGAGCACCAAGGGAGTCACGCAATTGCTCAGCAGTTTGTCCTTGCCAAAACATTCTCTTCATGATTTTTTCAACGATTGATGGATCGCCATACTTTTCAAGAAGTTTCTCACGCCTTTTTTTCTTCTTCGCATGAGAAAAATAGATGCTACACCCCACGACTAAAAAAATAAGAACCAGAATCTCCATGTCTTCTCCGAATGCTTGTTTGAAATGAATCGTAACAAAATCAGCAAAGCAGCAATCGGTTAACCAACATCAGCAATAGAAACAAAATCACGCGTCTTGACTTCTTGAAAATTCGTTGAAGACTTCGATTGCCGCCATCTCCAGCACCATCAAGTCGTCATGCAAATCGTTCCACTGGTCGTCATCCAGTTTCTGGCGTTCCATCAGCGGATAGATTGCCTCCCACTGCAAGCCAATAGGCACGCCCCCCATGGGCGGTAAGCGCCACCTTGTGCCCACGCGACGGAAGATGCTGCACGCCAGCTCGTTGTCTGGCCAGATTTCCACAACATCCGTTTCGTAGTCCTCCAGCTCGAAGCCTTCGCCCTTGGCTTCAGCTTCGGTGACTGGAGGCTCGTGCAGCGCGCGAGCAATGGCTTTCAGTTTCCCACGCGGCCCTGGAACAGCGCTGCATCGATGTTGCTGAGCATGGCGCCCAATGTGCTGGGCATGATGTCTTCCAGCTCCACCAGGTTGTCGGGCGTAAAGTCATCATCCAAATCCCAGCCGGTTGCCACTTTGCAGACCAGCTCTGCAGCCTCTTGGCCACCAATACCGACTTGGTGGGCAAATGTGAACTCTCCGTCTGCAGCTTTGCCAGCTTCACGCACAGAGGCAATATGCTCATCGCGCAACTTGGCCCATTCGGACTTGCGCAGTGCTTTGAGTTTCAGGGTCACTTCGGTGAACGTGCCATCCGGGCGGGACACCTTCACAGTCATATTGAATTCAGGAACTGCACCGCCCAAGCTCTTGAGGCTGGTCAGCGCAACGGTCTTCTGTGCATTCTTGGTCATATCTTCTTTCGCTAGAGGGATTTAAAAAGCCCGTGCCTAGCCCTGCCGCTCTAGCGAAGAGCGAACAGGGCTAAGTCGGTGCAAGGGTTTGCTACCGCAGGACTTAGGCTGCGTAGCGGGTGGAGACGTTCTGCGCGTTGAACGTGCCTTTGACGGTCACCGCTTGGCCTTCAGTGAGGGTTTCTTCTTCATTGAAGGAGACCTTGGCAGGAATGAGCGACACGGCGCCGGTCTTGGCTCGGCGGCGCACAACGGTGTCAGCATTGGTGTCCGACAGCATCTTCAGTGCGGTGTATGAAGGCGTGCCGATCATGTCGGCATCCATATCGAAGGTGCGAGAAACGGCGTTGAAGCCGTCGTTCAACACGATTTCCACATCAGACTCGATGAACTTAACGTTCACAGTTTTGGCATCGCCGCCGCTGGAGCTGTGGTTCAAAGTGCGATCCAGATCCACCCAGGTGCCCACCTTGCGCGCAGAGCCTGCGCCACCACCAGCAGTGAACAGCTCTGTATTGCTGGTATCAATGCCTTCCAGAACAAATGCATCGGTAGTGACGGACTTCACACGGGCAGCGCGAAAGTTCAGGCGACCCCAGCCGCTGTAAATCAAGAGAATGTCGCCAACGCCAAAGCCATGCCCATTGCTGGTGCACGAGGCTTCGGGAGCATTGGTAATGGCCGAGATGGTTTTTGCCGAAGCAAGGACGGTGGCCACCGAGTGAACAGTGCCATTGGGAGTGCGTGCCATGGGTTGGCCCTTTCAGAAACGAAAAAACCCGCTAGCAACAACGCATAGCGGGGTGGTTACGCCCTCTCGGGCACATAAGCGCCAAGTAAGACGCAATACGGAATGGAAAGCTGACTCAGTGAGTGACAGCTAATTGATGAATCTCAGGCCCATACTTCCCAAACCTGCTGCGCACCATGCAACTTGGTGTCAGCTTCGTAGGTCATGTGGTGAGCCGCAGATGGCTGGAAGGTTGGCCAGGCATGTGGACGCAAAGCGTCCTCAATCTGCTCACGCAGCCCAGCGGCCTGCTGAGGAGATTTTGCCCATACACTGATTTGGATACGCGCATGGCGCATCAGCCGCTCATTTTCTGCAGTCGACATGTCGCGCCCGCCGGTTTGCTGCCACACGATATAAGGCGTCGGCACACCCTCAGGCGCAACAGTCACGTACAGATTCGCGCAAATGGCCACAAGCAGGGCTTCAAGCTGTTCTTCCATGTCAAAGCACCTTCTTAACCTCTGCGGTCAAGCGTTCCAGCGCCGTGCTGGCAGCTAAGCGCATTGCGCCGTCATATGCACGACCAATGAAGTCGTTAGCTGGCAACCTGCTTGTTCCACGCAACACCATGAACCCATACGGTGCCTTGGTGTGGTTGAAACTGATGTGATACGTCGCCTTCCCGTAGCCACTATTGGACTTAGAGAACACTTGGTAGATCGAGTCCCTGAGCGTTCCCGGACTGAACGGGCCATAAACTCGACCTTCAATATTGAAGTTGTGCGCAGAACCAGACCTTGGTGCCTCAGCGCGGGCGCGCTCATAAAGGATCTGCGCACCCTCCTGCGCTGCAGGACGAACACCACCGCTTGCAGCCTTTGTGATCTTGTCCAACTTCGCATCAAGAGCACGGGTGTCAAAGTCCAGCTTCAGCATCACGTCACCCTCTTGCAGACCAAGTCAACATGCTGACGGCCAGTGCCAGGCAAGACCGCCTCAATATCCAGCGTGTCAGCACCGTGCACCACACGCATCCCGGCAGTTACGCCTGCGCGCCAGCGGATACGAACCGAAGCTCGCACCACCGACACACTGGTATCAGCCTTGATGCTTTCCGAGCCAGAGAGGTATTTCACGTTCGCCCAGATGGGCTTGGCCGTGATGTTTTCCCAAGCCTCTGGCACCGGAGTACCCCAACCATCGTTGGTGCCGGTTTTGCGCTGGATGTGGATCTGGGTTGTTAATTTCCACTCAAATCTGACCCGCTATTTCCATCTCAAACTGACCCACCCTTTGGCTTGAGCCGTAAGGCTCAAGATGTGGATAAGGTTTTGTTTCTCTCCTTCTTTGTGGA